CCATTAGGAGAGTTCCCAGTATTAGGATCTTAATATGCCTTTTATTCTTGGAGCAAATGAAACTAAAGTTACTGGTTTTAATGTAGCTAATTCTGTTAGATTTAATTCTGCTGATAATGCTTATATGGGTAAAACTTCAGGAGCAAATGGAACTTCAACAAGTGGAACTTTTAGCTGTTGGTTAAAAAGAGGAAATCTTGGAGTAACATCATCAATTATGTCGCAAGTTGAAGATGCTAATAATTTTTTGATTTTAAGATTTACTTCTGGAGATGCTTTAGATTTAAGATGGTCAGACGCTGGATCAGGTACAGACGCAAATTTAACAACTACTCAAGTTTTTAGAGATTGTTCTTCTTGGATAAATATCGTTGTAAAGTTTTTAACTTCTGACAGCACTGAAGCTAATAGAGTAAAAATATATGTTAATGGAACTCAAGTAACTAGTTTTTCTTCATCTGATTATCCAACTCAAAATGATCCTCTTTATGGAAATGTAAGTAGTGGAGTTTATAGAATAGGAGATAATGGTTTTGCTGCAACAGGAGAAGATTTTGATGGTTATATGGCAGAAGTTGTTTGGTTAGATGGTACATCAACAACAGCTTCAGACTTTGGAGAATTTAACGAAGACAGCCCACGAATTTGGCAGCCGGTAGATGTATCAGGATTATCTTTTGGTACGAATGGTTTTTATTTAGATTTTGAAGATAGTAGTAATTTAGGCAACGATGCAAATGGTGGAACAGATTTAACAGAAGTTAATCTAGCCGCAATTGACCAGACGACGGATACGTG